CGTTCTAACAAGGTTACTGGAACTATCAATGCTGTTGTACACCCATTCCAAGCGTACCAGTTGAAAGCTAACCTAACTAACACCTTTGCTAACCCAAATGGTGGCGACTTGCAGAACGAAGCAATGCGTAACGGTTATGTTGGTACTATCGCAGGTATCAATGTATATGAGTCTGCTAACGTATCTATCGACGGTAACGACGATGCTAAAGGTGCTGTATTTGCTCCAGAAGCATTGATGATCGCTATGAAGCGTGACTTCAACATTGCGCCTCAGCGTGATGAGTCACTACGCGCATTCGAGTTAAACGCTACTGCTGTATATGGCGTTGCTGAACTTGATGATGCATTCGGTGTTGAGATTCTATCTGACTCCGCATTGTAAGACTGACTGCCCCTTCCTCGGAGGGGGCTTTCTTATAAGGTAAAATGGTAATGGCATATTCAAGCGATGCAGATTTATTAAAGTTAATTCCAGACATTCTCGATCTAGGTATCGAGTCTTTTGTATTGGAACACCCAAAAGCACAGGCAGACATACAGCGCGAGTTACGGATTAAATGGTGGCCGCGAAAGAATATTGCAGGTGAGATGGACAACAGCAAACTTACCTCAACACAGTTTACAATGGCAAGTGCCTATCTAGTATTATGGCGTTACGCTTTACCGCAGTTAACGAACTGGGTAGAGGGTGATCGATTCCAAAGCATGATTGATTTCTACAAGGCGCGATACGGTGAAGAGTTAGAGGCTGTATTGGCTGATGGCGTTGACTATGATGCAGATGGCGATGGCGTTATTAAGGAAGATGAAAAGCAACCTGTAGGACAAAGGTTAGACAGATAATGGAATTTAGCGTTAAGACAAATGCTAAGGAAGTATCAAAGCGGATCGGTAAGAAGGGAAAAGAATTATCACGCAGTGTTCGTAAAGCATTATCAATTACAGCACAAACTGGCGTAGGTATTATTGAGAATAGGACTGCCAAAGGAAAAGGATTCAAAGGCGGTGGGTTTAAGAAGTACAGCCCTACTTATGCGGCATTTAGAAGTAAGAATGGTAGAGGATCAACACCTGATCTACAGTTTACAGGTAAGATGTTAGGCTCTATGACTACTAAAGCTAACAGTAAGCAAGCTGTTATATTTTTTAGTAGAGCCGCAGAAGCGAAGAAGGCGGCAATGAATAACAAGAGCAGACCGTTTTTTGGGTTTAGCCGCAAAGAAGAAAAGCAATTAGGGCAGGTCTTTTTTAGGAATTTGAAATGAGTGTAAGAGAAGAGATAGCTGAAAATATTGTTACTACACTAAAGGGCATTAAAAGCCCTGTTGCTGTAAAATATGCTACTCGTGAGCCGTTCGACTTTGAGAAGCTGTCTAACGCTCAATACCCTGCCGTCTTAGTACGTAGTGCTGATGAAAGCAGAGAAGATACATCTATAGGTGGATCGATAACCCAGAGAATGGGTACGATTAATTATGACTTGGTTTGTTTTGTTAAAGGCTCTGCGATTGACAGCGCAAGAAACAACATAATCGAGGCGATTGAAGAAGGTCTTGATGTTGACCGTACTAGAGGCAGTAAAGCCATAGATACGCAGGTAATCAATGTTGAGATAGATGAAGGTTCTATTGATCCCATTGGTGGGGTCATTATTACAGTCCGTATAGTATATCAGTATACTCGCGGCACAACTTAACTTAACTTAAAAGGTACATATCATGGCGACTAAAACAGGCGCATCTGGAGTAGTAAAAGTACAAGTCTCAGGCACGACTGTTGCCGTGGTAGGCGAGGTACGTTCTTTCACGTTTGACGGTTCAGCAGACACTATTGAAGATTCAGTAATGGGCGATTCTTCTAGAACTTACAAGCAAGGCTTAAAAACCAACACAGTTTCAATCGAATGCTATTGGGATGAGGCTGATGCACAGCAGTTAATTCTTGACGAACGTGCTTCTGTAGATTTTGAAATCTATCCTACTGGCACTGGTTCAGGCGAAACTTTCTTTTCAGGCGGTGGCATTGTAACTTCTCGTTCTATCAGTGGAGCATTTGATGGAATGGTTGAAGCAAGTTTTACCATTCAGTGCAGTGGAGATGTAACCGAAGCACAAGTATAAGGGGATAAACCATGGGATTAGCAAAAGAGTTACGAAGCAGAAGAAAGATACAGGCGCGAGAAGTTGTAGTTCCTGCATGGGGTGACGAATCTGGAGCATTTAAGTTATATTGTAGAACAATTACGTGCTATGACTTAGACCAGTTGCAGAAGAAGCATCCTGACTTTCTTAACAACACAACTATCGGTGCAATGGTAGATTTGATTTGCATGAAGGCAGAAGATGAGGGCGGTAGTAAACTGTTCGGGTCTGCGGAAGATAGGTTAGATTTGATGGGCGAAGAAACAAGCGTCATATCAGATATAGCTAATCAGATGTTTGCTGAAATTGAATCTGCGGAGGTGGCTGAAAAAAACTAAGAAGCGATCAATCAAGGATGAATCTATTATCTTTGGCTGATCGCCTTCACATTACGATAGAAGAAGCAGAGCAAATGCCTGTCAATCACTTCAATGAGTGGTTGGCCTACTTTCAAATAATGAGCGAGAACGATGGCTGAAAATGTAAACATTACGATTAAGGCGTTTGATCAAACTAAGAGAGGATTTAGTTCCGTCACCTCTGGGTTAAAGAAAGTCACTGGCGCTATTTTCTCAATGAGGTCTGCTTTAGGTCTTGCCGCAGGTGCGGCAGGAATGGGGTTGTTAATCAGGCAATCTCTCAAGTCTATCGATACTCTTAAAAAAACAGCAGATAAAATTGGCACAACCACTGAAGCATTAAGTGCTTTGCATCATGCAGGTGATTTAACTGGCGTTAGTCTTGAAACCGTCAACATGGCATCTCAAAGATTTACTAGAAGGCTTGCAGAGGCGGCTAAAGGGACAGGTGAAGCCAAAGGAGCATTGCGTGAATTAGGTATTGATGCTGATAACTTAAAGAAAAAACAGCTCGATGAGCAAATGCTTGATCTTGCAGATGCATTTAGTAATGTAGAAAGTTCTGCTGATAGAGTTAGACTTGCAATGAAGTTGTTTGATTCTGAGGGTGTTGCGCTAGTTAATACTTTATCTAAAGGTCGTGACGGTTTAAAAGCAATGTTTTTAGAGGCTGATGAGTTAGGACTTATCATGTCTACTAAGGCCGCAAAAGGTGTTGAAGATGCTAATGATGCATTGACAAGGTTATTTAAGTTAGGCGCAGGATTAAAGAATCAGATTGTCGCTAACCTTGCCCCTGCTATTGAAATGTTAAGCACAAAAATTAAGGATGATTTTTTAGAAGATATCAAAGAAGCAGGAGGCAGTGTAGAGGAGTTTGGTTTAATTCTAGCAGAAAAGCTGTTGCAAGGCTTAGTGGAGTTAATGCATGGGTTTGCGGCAACTTTGCGAGGATTAGCTGACTTTGGTAATGGTTTAATTGAAATGATTAATAAAGTGCGTGAGTGGATGGACTTGGTGCCAATTACCACTGAATTCACTTACAAATTTGCTGACTCAGTAAGCAATTTAGCAGGAGATATTTGGCGCGCTAAAATGGGGCTTAGAGCATTACATGATGAGGCAGGGGATTTAGCAGATGATGAAAGATTACCAAACATCTTTGAAAAATGGGGCGCAAGTATAAAAGGCGTTGCAGAAAAAATGCCCAGTTTGCGTGAACAGATGGATGCTGTTGGCAAGTCGTTAGAATCATCACTTACCAAAGGATTTACTGACGCGATTACTGGGGCAAAAAGTTTTGGTGAGGCTATGAAGAATGTAGCTAGAACTGTGGTAGATGCTTTAATGAAAATGTTCGTACAGTATATGATTGTACAACCAATGCTAACTGCGCTAGGGGGTGCATTAGGTATACCTGTACCTACACCCAAAGCAATAGGAGGCTCAGTTCAGTCAGGTCAGCCTTATATGGTTGGAGAGCGTGGCCCTGAATTATTTGTTCCAAATTCACAAGGCTCAATCGTTGCAAATAAGAATCTTGGCGGTGGCGGTGGCGGTGGCGTGGTAGTACAGCAGACCATTAACGTCACTACAGGCGTACAGCAAACCGTACGTGCTGAGATCGTTCAGTTAATGCCTCAGATAGCCCAAGCCGCTAAAGGTGCTGTTGCAGACGCTAGGTTGCGCGGTGGTAACTTCTCTAAAGCAATGGGAGGCGCATAATGCCCTTATCTTTTCCCTCAGTAGGCATTCAGAATATGTCAATGCGGCTAAAACGTGTTGTGGCTGTTGCTGAATCGCCCTTTACTTTAGATACTCAGGTATATACTCATCAAGGCGCAAGATGGGAAGCAGAGGTATCTTTACCTCCACTTAGTCATGCAGAGGCACGATCAGTTGAAGCATTTATTGTTGGCCTTATCGGAAGGGAAGGCACTTTTACTTTTGGCAATCCTTTACATACAAGCACTCTTTCGGCTAACACTGTCAGTAGTGCCGCTATAAGGGCAGAGTCATTCACACTAGGCTCAGGAACAGCCGCAGTAGCCGCAGGAACGTACTTTGAGTTAAATGATTACCTTTACCTAGTCACTCAAGATAAGGCGGCAGGAGCGACCACGTTAAACTTTCAGCCACCCTTAAGAGTTGCTGTTACCTCATCTCAGGCTGTTAAATACAACCTGCCTAAAAGTCTATGGCGTATGACCTCTAATGATATTGGTTGGTCGATTAACGAGGCTAGTATTTACGGCTTTACGTTTGCTTGTGTGGAGGCGTTATGAGTAGAACACTTACTACCTCTATGCGTGATGCGCTTGTCGCTGATACGGTTAGACCTATCTACCTAGTACGCATGGTATTTGACCAAAATATTGCGGCAGGTACTTTTGTTACAGGACACAAGTATAAAATAGTCAGTGTTGGTAATACTGATTTTACAGCTATTGGGGCAAGTGCAAACACGGTTGGTGTGACCTTTACTGCTACTGGTGCAGGTTCAGGAACTGGAATTGCAAGTGAAAGCCCTGCTGAATTAAACCTATGGTCTGGTGTTGGCGATCTTTCTTATGATGGCGAGACCTATCTTGGTGTTGGCGATTTACTAGGCATAAGTGAAATTAAAGAAAGTGCTGACATCTCAGCGACAGGAATGAACATTAGTCTTACAGGTGTTAAATCATCTTTAGTATCTGTGGCAAAAGATCACGAATATCAAGGCAGACCATTGACGGTTCACCTTGGCGCGTTTGATACATCTGGCTCTTTAGTTGCTGACCCTATTATTATCTTTTCTGGCTTTATGGATACCATGACTATTGCCGAAGCAGGGGAATACTCAACTATATCGATTGCAGTGGAAAACAAACTTATCGCTTTTGAGAAAACAAAGATAAGACGATATACAGCAGAAGATCAGAAGATTGACCACCCAACAGACAAAGGTTTTGAGTTTGTAACCGCCATTGTAGAGAAAGAAATTATCTGGGGTAGACCAACAGGTTCAACTGGTGGCAGTTCAGGAGCCTCTGGCGTTAATGGTGGTGCAGGTAATAATGGTAGTTGGAATACAGCTTGATAATTGCTCACGAATGTCTAGCCAATGTTAAGCAAGATATTCTGCCGCTTTTAGAAAAGCACTGGCTAGAAACAGAACCAAACCAAGAAACAATTTTGCTTAATCCAGATTGGGAGCAGTATGCCTTGTTAGATTTAGCAGGGATTTTGCATATTTTTACAGCGCGTAACGAAGGAATCCTTGTTGGATATTTGGTAATGATGGTTTCAAAAAGCATCCACCATAAAGACCACTTATTCGGTTCTACTGATGTTATTTACGTTAAGCCTGAGTATCGCAAAACACATACTGGCGCAGATTTAATTAAGTTTGCAGAATCACATTGTAAAGAAAATGAAGTTTCTTTGATGACTCTTAACATGAAGGTAGAATTTCCATTTGATCGGCTAATGACTACAATGGGGTTTAATCTTCTTGAGCGTGTATATCACAAATGTTTTTTAGGAAAATAGAATGGCAACAGCAATAATAGCAGGTTTAGCATCAGTCGGAAGCGCAATGATTGCCGCAGGAACTTTTGCTATTACTTTGGGTACGGCCTTTACAGCTTTTGCTATTGGCGCAGGTCTATCTCTTGTCTCTCGCGCATTAATGCCAAAACCTGATCTTGGCGCTCAGATGGCAGGTCAGTCTGTAATGACTAGAGAGGCGGCTCATTCTCGCAAGATTATCTATGGTCGTGCGCGTATTGGTGGCAATGTTGTCTACTTAGAATCTACTGGCGATGATAAAAAATACCTTTGGTTAGTCACTGCGATTGCAGGGCATGAAATAGATGCTTATGAACAGGTCTGGTTTAACGATCAAAAGATTTGGGATGGTGGCTCATATGTTAGTGATTGGGGTTCCTATGTTGATATTGGTTTCTATAAAGGAGATCAAACGTCTGCGGATAATGCATCACAACGAGGCACGGCAAGTTTAGTTTCTAATTCAACAAAATGGACTGACAATCACAAGCTACTCGATACCGCTTACATGGTGGTCAAGCTAACTTATGACCAAGAGAAATTTGCCCAAGGTTTGCCGAACATATCTACCGTAGTTCGTGGCAAGAAGGTTTGGCATCCAAGCCATTCATCACCTGTATGGTCGCAAAACCCTGCGCTCTGTGTAAGGGATTACCT